AATAGATGAGCATTAAACAAAAAATAAAAATGCCCGATTTTGAGGCAGACCAACAGGATGCTATGAAGAAGACTGAGGGTATTCAGTCTCTTGCAGATCAAGTTGAAAGATTAGAAAATGTTCACACTAACATAGAAAGTGCAGAACAGATTTTAAAAGATTTAAAAAAGAAAAGAGATCATATATCTGGTGAAGTTATACCAACTATGATGTCGGAGATGGGTCTAGCAGAATTAAAACTGCATGATGGATCACATCTAAAAGTTTCAACGTCGTATCGTGCCACTATTACAGAGGCAAATAAAGAAGCGGCGTTTAACTGGCTTCGTGAAAATGGCTTAGGCGATATAATCAAAAACGAGATATCCGTATCGTTTGGTCGTAACGAAGATAACAAGGCGGCTGATTATGCCGAACTTGCGAAGAGTAGTGGGTTTCAACCAACACAAAAGATGAAGGTTGAGCCCATGACTCTGAAAGCGTTAGTCCGTGAGCGTATTGAGGCAGGAAAAGAAATGCCAACGGAAATCTTCGGAATATTTTCGGAGAATAAAACAACAATAAAAAGGAACAAGTAACATGAACCAAGTAGCAACAAAAAAAGAAGGAGCATTAGCAACAAATTTATTTGAAGCTGATGCAGCACAAGGCGCTCAAAATATATCGCAAGAGGATCTTGCGTTGCCTTTCTTAAAAATTTTGGGCCAACTATCACCTGAAGTTAACAAACGTGATGGTAAATACGTCGAGGGCGCAGAACCTGGCAAAATCATAAACACTGTTACAAGTGAATTGTATGATTCAGTAAATGTCATACCTTGTCATTACAATAGACAATATATTGAGTGGCAAGACAGAGGTACCAGTAGTGGTGCACCTGTTGCAATTCATAACGCAGATAGTGATATTATTAGTCAAACGACTAGAGGTAAGGATTATAAAGATAGACTGCCAAACGGTAATTATCTTGATAATACTGCCAATCACTTTGTTTTAATAGCAGGGAAAAATCCAGAGACTGCATTAATTTCTATGAAGTCTACTCAATTAAAAGTGAGTAGAAAATGGAACTCAATGATGATGGGTTTGAAACTGCAAGGTAAAAATGGTTTATTTACACCGCCTACTTATAGCCACATTTACAAACTATCTACTGTCCAGATGTCTAACGACAAAGGAACATGGTTTGGTTGGGATGTAGCAAAGATTGGTCCTGTTGAAAGTGCAGATCTTTACAACATGGCAAAACAATTTGCAACTAGTGTAGGTAAAGGTGAGGTAAATGCAAAACCAGAAAAACCACAAGAAACAAATACTTCAATAGATTTGTAATATCCTAGGTAGTGGGCGTCTAAGCGAGAGTGGATACGCCCACTTTCAAATTTATGTTGGACAAGTTTATAAATATATTTGAAGGTTTGGATTCTGCTTATGGTCAGTTTAAAAAAGAAAACAATAGACTATCTATAAAGGTAGAGGGTAAACCATGGGTTGAAAAGAAACCTGTATCAAAAGAACTTTGGCAAAATCACCTAAAAGGTATTGGACCAAATCTAGGGGTGTTTCCATTAAAAAGAGATGGAACTTGCAAGTGGGGCGCCATAGACATAGATGATAATAATTACGACTACGAAGAATTACTACAAAAAATTAGAAAACTAAAACTACCCTTAATTATGTTTAGATCAAAAAGTGGTAGAGCACACGTATATATGTTTATGAAAAATTTTTATTTTGCACAAGATGTGCAGGTAGTGATGCATAAGTTTGCGGGTAAGTTAGGCCTTGCAGATAAACTAGATAGAGTATACCCAATGCAAACAAGTTTAGGTGAGGGAGACTTTGGATCCTGGCTAAACATGCCGTATTACAACCAAGAGGAGGGTTCAACATACGCTTACAAAGATGACTTTGATGCAGCAACCATAGAAGAATTTTTTGAAATGCATGATATGTATGCACAAGAAGATTTAACAGAGTATCTTGTAGAAGAAGTAAAACAAAATATAAAAAAGCCAAAAGAAAAAAAATTAGAAGATTTCTTTTTACCTTGTGTAAAAAATTGTCTTGCAGAAAACAATAACAAAATTCCTAGTAATATAAATAGAAATGATTTTTTATTACATAAATTTACCTGGTCTAATCGCGCCATGGAAAAGGGTGTAAAGAAAATACCAGAGTTTTCTAACCTTAATTCAAAAAGTTTATTAAAACATTTTAATAAAAAATTTTTAGAAGAACCGTTAGATGAGAAAGAGATAGAGCAGACAATATTTAAATCAGAAGATAGAGAATATAATTACCTTTGTAAAAAACCAACTATAAAAAAATACTGTGATGCATCCGCATGCACTAGACATCTTTGTGGAATAACCCCATTAGAAGCTGAACAACTTGTAAAAGCAACACAAGCTTTAGGAAACATAACTTGTTATTTAAGTAAACCACCAATATTTTTTGAAAGTGTTGACGTAAAAAATGACAATGGAGATGGTTACAAAAGAATAAAAATAGAAATGCAAGGAGAGGATATAATAGATAAGCAAAAGTGGGTAAGAAAATTAGCTAACCAAGGATACTTTCCACATCCATCTGTGCTAGACATGAAACAAAAAGAATTTCAAGGAATGCAGTATCAAAGGTTAGAAACCATGCTGTATGAAGCTGCAGACGAAGAGGCATCAGAGGACTTTGAATTTAAGGCTTTGATATATAATTTTATTAGAAAGACAACTGTAAGTTATCAAAAGTCTGCGTTGTTTAATCAAGGTTGTTATGTAAACAAAGAGACTAGAGAGCTAGACTTTAGATTACCTAATCTAATGAATTATTTAAAAGCAAAGAATGTAAATATTCCAGTAAATAAATTAACTTTTAAATTAAAAGAAGTTTTAAAAGCAAGAAAAGTAAATGGCACAGTTTACGATGAAGTATTAAAAAAAGACAAGTCTTGTCCAACTTGGAGATTTGAAGCAGATACTAACGAATACGTTGTGCAAATAACAGATTCAAAAAGAGAACAGATAGAACATGACTCAGAAGATTAGAATAGCAGGACCTCCAGGTACAGGTAAAACTACAAAACTAGTACAGATCTATTATGATCACATAGTAGAAAATAAATATTCTCCTGCTGATATAATAGTTATATCTCATACTAATACAGCTGCAGATCACATTAGAGATAAAATATATTCTGACGACAGTATACAAGAATATCAAGAAAAAACAGGAAGAGAGATTTTTAGAATAATAAAACAGTCAAAAGAAACACTAAAAGAAAATGTGAGTACAATACATAAGTTTTGTAAAGACAGAGTTATTGGACAATCTTTTTTAATAGAAGATTATGAAATATTAATTAATATACACGAACTTTTTAATAAACATACTTATGGAAAAAGTTTTCAAAGTGTAGATCTTTTGTTTAAGAAACATCCCTTTTTTAAATTCATGAGTATGGCAAGAGACAATGGCAAAAGTTTTTTAGATTACTATAGAAGTTTAACATACAAAGAAAAAGAAGAGTATAAATACGAACCTGAAGAACTTATTGACCTAGAGAAAAAATATACAGCATTTAAAACTAATGAAAAGATAAACGATAGAGCAAGAACAATACTTGACTTTCAAGACATGGTTCAAAAGTTTTCAGATAATGAAGAAACTTCAGAAGATATTTGTAGAAATATAAAAATATTAATAGTAGATGAGGCACAAGACTCTAGTGTTATACAAAGAAGAGCCGAAGCAGTCATGTCAAAAAATGTGGATTACTTTTACAAAGCAGGTGATCCAGACCAATCTATATTTGAGTTTGCCGGTGCAGATCCAGATTCTTTTCATAGAGAGTTTGCAAAACCTGAAATAGAATTAGAACAAGGTCACAGATGCCCAAGATTAGTTAACGAATATTGCAAAGAAATTATAAAACCTATCTGGGAGCATTACGATTATTCTAGAATGTGGAAGCCAAGAGAAACAAAAGAGGGTCAAATTATAGAGGGTGAAATATTTGAAATGTCTGATTTGACGCAAGACCCTTTTGCGTTAGAATTAAAAAATAGAATATTAAATACGAAAGAAAATTTTATATTTACGTACAGAGGAAACGAACCTTCTATTATGATTTCTTATTTAAAAGAAATAGGTATGCCTATTAAAATACCAAAGAATGCAAAACTTAAATTTAAATATCCAACAGCTGAAATAAAAAATCAAAGATCATTTTTAGAATTATCAAGAGGTGAAAATGTTTCTTTAGCAAAAATAAAAACAATGTTAAAAAGTGTAAACCCTGAGTATCTAGCATCAGATAAAAATATAGAAGATGTTGATAGAGGTAGTTATAATAAAAAATGGTTAGTAGAACAAAAATATTTAGTGCCAGGTGTTATGGACATCAATGACTTTCAATTAATAAATAAAATTAATTCTGTGATAGAGTCAAATTACATACGAAAAATTGTCAATAATAACAGAGATTTAGAGGATAAAAGAATATTTTTAGAAAATATACACACGATAAAAGGTAAAGAATTTGATAATGTTGTTTTAGATATGACATTAACAAATGAAGAGGAAGACTTTGTTAAAAGACGTATGGCTTTTGTAGCATGCTCTAGAGCAAAGCAAACACTATGGACAATCAAAAGTAGAACAAACTTAACATTACACAGGAGGGCATATGACGCATAAAGATATATTTGATGATGCATTTCCACAAAATAAACAGATCGGAGGGAGTCACTATAAAAATTTTTATATACAACCTTATGAGTTTATTTCAAAAAATGATCTTTCGTTCTTTCAAGGAAACGTAGTGAAATACGTTTGCAGGTATTTGAACAAAAACGGTATACAAGACTTAGAAAAGATTATACATTACTGCGAGTTGGAAATTAAAAAATTGAAAGATAAAAAATGATAGCACCAGAGTTGTCTGAGGTAAAGATAAAAGATGGTGAAATTGTTGCTGTCGACTTAGAGACACACGATCCAGACCTCAAGACCCATGGATCAGGGGCCATAGTGGGTAAAGGTAAAGTGTGTGGTATTGCATTAGCCTATGGAGATGAGAGATTTTATTTTCCCATAGCACATAAAGGCTCTACATCTAATCTTGCTCCTAGTCTTGTATGGAGAAGTTTAAATAGAAAAATTTTTCAAAATGAAAAAGTTACAAAAGTGTTTCACAATGCAATGTATGATGTGTGTTGGATAAGAGCTACGACAGGGATGATGCTAAAAGGACCAATCTATGACACTATGATTGCAGCATCTATCATAGATGAAAACAGATTACGTTATAGTTTAGATTCTCTAGCAAGAGATTACCTTGGAGAGTCTAAATATAAAAGTGATTTAAGTGATAGAGCATTAGAAGAACATGGAGTCTCTGATCCTATGTCTAACATGCATCTATTACCTTATGATTTAGTTAGAGATTATGCAGAGCAGGATGTAAATCTTACACTACAGCTGTGGAGAAAGTTTGAAAAAATAATTAAAACTCCAGTTAATACAAAATCAAAAAGAAAAAAAACTTTAGAAAATATTTTTGATTTAGAAACTAGATTATTTCCTTGTCTTGTAGAGATGAGATTTAAAGGTGTAAGAGTTGATGAGGAGAAAGCAAAATTACTTGGACAAGAATTAAAAGAAGAACAAGCAAAGATAGTAAAAATTATAAAAGAAGAAACAAAAGTAAGTGTAGATATCTGGGCTGCTGATTCAATACAGCCATTATTAGAACAACAAAAAATAACAGATTATAAAACAACGCCAAAAACAGGGCGACCTAGTATAACAAAATCATATTTAGAATCACACCCTAATAAATATTTAAAAATGATTGCAAAAGCCAGACAACTTGATAAACTATTCAACACTTTTGTGCATGGTATTTTAAAATTTGTACACAAAGGTAGAATACACGCAGAAATAAATCAAATCAGATCTGAAAAAGGTGGAACGGTAACCGGAAGGTTCTCCATGTCTAATCCTAACTTACAACAAATTCCATCTAGGAGCGATCAAGGTAATAAAATTAGAAGTTTGTTTTTACCAGAAGAAGATCACAAATGGGCATCATTTGACTACTCACAACAAGAGCCAAGACTAGTTGTGCACTACGCTTTAAAAAATGGATTACATGGTGCTGAAGATATGGCAGATGAATATAATGAAAATATAGACACAGACTTTCATGAAATTGTTGCAAGAATGGCAAAGATAACAAGAAAACAAGCTAAAACTATTAATTTAGGCCTATTTTATGGCATGGGAAAAAACAAATTAGCTAGATCTTTAGAGCTAGAAGACGACGAAGCAAAAGAATTGTTTAATCAATATCATACTAAAGTGCCTTTTGTTAAAAAATTATCAAACGGATTACAAGAGTTTGCAGAAAAGAATAAAAATATTTTTACATTAGAAGATAGGTTCTGTAGATTTGACAGGTGGGAGCCAGTAAATAAAGAGTGGAATGGAGAGAAGGGTGTTTTTGAGGTTAGTGAGTATAAAGAGGTAGAAGGTAAAAAACAAATAGTAAAAGTACCTGTCCCAATATTAAAAAGACATGAGGCAGAAAATAGATATCTTGCAAACAAAGTAAAAAACCAAGAAGCAAATGATCCACACTGTAAAAATTTTGAGGACTATTATAGGCCAGCTTTTACATACAAAGCTTTAAACCGATTAATACAAGGGTCTGCAGCAGATATGAC